GCTGGCGCAAGACGCTGGGGCGGCCAAACCGGAGACGAAGACAGCAGAGGGACGGCCGGAGAAGCCGAAGCTGGAAAACTTCGATTCCTACGACAAGTGGGAAGACGCCAAAGACGAGTACCTAGAAAAGCTCGCCGATTGGAAGGTAGACCAGCGGGAAAAGCAGCGTTCGGAACAGGCCAAACAGGCGCAAGCACAGCAGCAGCAGCAAGCGGTACTGAAGACCTTTAACGAACGGCTTGCGGCGGCCAAGGCGCGGATTGCTGATTTTGACGATGTAGTGCAAGGTGCGATTGCCGATCATGACGTGCAAGTTTCACCGGCTATGTCGGAAGCGATTACGGAGTCCGAACACGGTCCTGATGTTGTGTATTACCTGGCGAAGCATCCAGACGAGGCGCTTAGAATTTCGAAGCTCTCACCACTAGCTGCGGCGCGCGAGATAGGCAAGATCGAGGCGAAAGTAACGCCGGAGGCGGAACCGGAGAAAACCGCGACGAAGGTTAGTAAAGCACCTGCACCAGTGAAACCCGTTGGCAAAACTGCTTCGACGGCTAAAACGCTTGATGACGTGGGCGACGACTACCAAGCACACAAAGCAATACGACTGAAGCAACTACAAAGGAACTAATCAGGTGGCAAACAATCTCTTAACTATTCAGAAGATCACCAACGAATCGTTGATGATTCTCGAAAACCAATTGACGCTCACGAAGCAGATTAACCGTGAGTATCAAGACCAATTCGCCCAGACCGGCGCGAAAATTGGCGCAACCGTCAACATCCGCAAACCCGTTCGCTACGTCGGACGCACTGGACCGAACCTCAACGTAGAAGACACGACCGAAACCAGCGTGCCTTTGACCATCGCCTTCCAGGAAGGTGTGGATATCGAGTTCGGTGACGCTGAACTGGCGCTGGACATCGATGACTACAACAAGCGCTACTTGACGCCTGCTATCGCAAAGATGGCGAACAACGTCGATACGCGTGTTGCTCAGTTGATTAACAACGTTTCGAACGCGGTTGGAACCCCCGGCACTACGCCTACTTCCAACATGACCTACCTCAGCGCTGGTGTGTTGCTCGACAACAACGCAGCGCCGGTAGACGGCAACCGCAAGCTGGTTGTTAATCCGCAAATGCAGGCCAGCATCTTGAATGCTAACCTGGCTCTCTTCAATTCGCAGACCAAGATTAGCAGCTTCTTTGAGAAGGGCAAGATTGGATCCGGCGTGTTGGGATTCGACTGGTACATGGATCAGAACGTCCAGAGTCATGTGTACGGTCCTGGTGGCGGAACGCCGGTAGTCAACGGTGCGAACCAAACCGGTAGCTCGTTAGTCACGAGTGGCTGGACGGCTTCGACGAAGGTACTGTTCGCTGGCGACATCATCACGATTGCCGGCGTGGATGCGGTTAACCCCGTTTCTAAGCAGGACCTCGGCTACGTGAAGCAGTTCGCTGTGGTTTCTGATGTTACCTCGGACGGTTCCGGTAACGCGACGATCACACTGAAGGACAACATCATTCCCGCCTCTGGTGCGTCTGTGGTTGCTCCGTTCGGTCCTTCTCCTGTTACCCTCGGTTCTGCTCATCAGAACGTTACGGCTTCTCCGGCTTCTGGCGCTGCAATCACGTTGTTTGCTGCGGGCCACACCGGAGTTGTTTCTCCCCAGGCCATCGCGTTCCACCCGGACGCATTCACCCTGGCTTGCGTTGATATGCCCTTGGCTGCTGGCACCGATATGTCTGCCCGCGTCAAGGACAAACAGCTTGGCTTGAGCATCCGCGCACAGCGTGTGTACTTGCCGGCGACCGATCAGCGCGTGTTGCGTCTGGACATCCTCTACGGGCTGGCTTGCTTGCGTCCCGAATGGGCTGTTCGCGTCAACGGTTAGTTAAACCTAGCAGCACAAGGATAGGGGAGTGGCGACGCTCCCCTACATTTTTGAGGAGATTACATGGCTTATCAATTCCAGGCGTACCCGAAGTGGAAATACAACAAAACGAAACCCGCGGTAGTCGTGAACGACCCCGGCGAGGAGAAGAAACTCGGATCCGGCTGGCAGGATACACCGTTCGCACCCGGCGAACCTGAACCGATCAAAACAGAAGAGAAGAAGTAAATGCAGGTACAAGACCTGATTCAGGCCGCGATGCGGAACGCGAATGTCATCGCGCCCGGCGAAACACCCACGACGGATGAGCTTAATGACGCGCTGTATGCGCTGAACCAGATGCTTGACTCGTGGAGTGCGGAACGGCTACTGATTCCTTCGGTGGCGCGCACTGTGTTGACGTTGCCGGCGAATAGCAGCGGCACGTTTCAGATCGGACCGGGCGGCGCGGATTTCCCGGCGACACCGCGACCGGTAAAGATCGAGCAGGCCGGCATCATTGTATCGATTGCGAACACATCACCCGTTGAAATCCCACTGCGCATCTTGAATCAGCAGGAGTGGGTCGACATAGAAGTAAAGCTCATACCCAGCCCGATTCCAACGGCACTGTACTGCGATTACGGGTTCCCCTACGTGACGATATTCACCTACCCGGCGCTACTGGTGGGCGGAAGCATCGCACTGTATATGTGGCAGCCGATGACAGCGTTTGCCAGCCTATCCACAACGGTACAGCTACCGCCTGGATACACCGAGGCGTTGCAGTACAGCTTGGCTGGTCGACTTGCGATTGATTACGGGCAAACACTCAACCCGGTTCTCGTGCAACTGGCTATCGAACTGAAGGACAGACTGAAGGCTTCCAATCCCGAGATTTACACCATGCAGTGTGACGGCTACGGAGCATGGCGCAGCTTCAACGTCTATGACGGGGATTTCGCCTAATGCTGTATCCGGGCTTCATCGGACCCAGTTACCAGTCGCGTTCGCTATTCGCGGATGCCGAACAGTGCGTAAACCTCTACCCTGAATCTGTTGAATCGGGCAACGGCAAAAACAATGTCGTGCTGTATCCGACACCAGGCCTGCTACAGGCAAACGGCAACGGGCAGGGCGGATACTCCACGCTACCCAACTGCTGCATTATGGCGGCAAAAACCGTATGGAGTACCAACGATGCACGCATGTACTCATACGTACTGGTTATCACCCTGGAGGCCGACAAAACACAGCGAACCATCAGGATTTACAGAACAATTGACCTAAATCTAGTCGCGTCGTACACGTGGCCATCCGATCCGCCACAGTGCGCATTCATGGCAACGAACGGCAAGCAGTTATTAATGGCTGTAAATGACGAGCTATTTTGCTGGGATATGACGGCGAGCAGCCCCTCCATCGTCCCCGTAACAACGTGGACCCCCGCACCCATCACCGGCCTGGACTTCCTCGATGGATTTTTTACCGTTACTACCTCATCGGCTCTGTACTGCTCGGCACAGGGCGATGGGATGACTTGGGATGCGCTGAATTTCGTCACCGAAACGGATGAGCCTGACGGCATCGTGGGCCACATTGTAGACCATCGGCTGATTTGGATTTTCGGCAAGTCTCGCGTCGAGGCGTATTACAACGCGGGTGGCGCAGATTTCCCGTTCCAGCGTGTTCCGCAAGGCGTTATGGAGATCGGATGTGCTTCTGCCGCCTGCGTTGTGCCGGCCGCTGAGTCGCTGTTCTGGGTCGGCATAGGGAAAAACGGCGGCCCAATAGTGTACCGGAACAACGGGTACACTCCGGTTCGTGTCTCGACCCACGCTATCGAGCAGATACTTCAAAAATACATCACCGTTTCTGACACTGTAGGCTTGGGCCGCAACGGATACGCAGGAACCACTTCAAACCTGTGGGCGTACCAAGCGGCGCGCGGATACAGCTACACCGAAAATGGACACGTTTTCGTTGTCTTCAATTTCGGCGGGATAAACGCGAGCCTACTTGCCGCTTACGGTTACACTCCGTCCCAGTTCCCGCCGGACCCAACAACCACGCTTGTTTATGACGTGACGGAGGGCCTATGGCATGAACGGCAGTACGCGAATGGCGATGGCACATTCGTTAGGCATCTGGCTAACTTCTTCTTCTACGACCAGGAGCAGGGCTTCAATGTAGTCACTGACTATCGCAACCAGTTGATGTACGTTCAGCGGCTCGGCACGTGGACGGACAACGGGGCGAGCATCTGGCGGTGGCGAATCGCGCCGCATTTGGCGACTGAAAACAAGTGGATGTTCTATTCGAAATTCACGCTGGATTTCGGCATAGACACCACCCAGGGGTTCCCCAACACGATTTACCTGCAATGGTCAGACGACGGCGGAACTACCTGGAGCACTCAGTCCGTCGCGCTATGGAGTGGAGTTCCGCGGGCCATCTGGCGGCGGCTCGGTAAGTCGCGTAACAGGATTTTCAAAGTCTCGACCAGCATGCAGGGCCAGTTCGTCTGGATCAACGCATTCCTTGAATTGCAACCGGGGAACTCATGATCGCGCCAGCACCTATCGTCAACCCCGTAGTGGATAGCGCGAGCCGGTCTACGTTCGCATGGACTGGCTGGTACACGCAGGTGCAGGGGGCGTTATCTGCTTTTGACCAAAACGGAAACATTACCCAGGACGTTAATATCCAGCGTGCGGTCTTTTTTAATTCTCCTGGAACTATAAATTTCGGAAGCAACTGGCAACCGTGGACGCCTACAGTGTCGGCGTCGGGGACTATGACTGCAACGGGTTTAGCAGTAACACAGGCTGAATCGTTGCGTATTGGCCCACTGATCTTATTTACCCTGTTCGTCTCGGTGACGCTTGGCGGAACGCCCGGCAATTCAGTAATTTTTGACATGCCAACATCTTACGCGCTGCCACTATGCGCGGTGGATGCCAATGTCAACACCTCGGACGGAATATGGCATACTGCATTCGCGTTCGTTAGCGCGGGGAAAATAACCGTTTTCCAGTCAGGGCAGGGAAATTACCCACTTGGCGTTACTTCTTTTGCGATCTCGGGATTCTATCGGGCCTCGTGACATTCGCTACCACCACCGACGCGGCACTGATTAAGGCCACCATCACGCATCCTAAACTCTACAAGTGGCTGTGTCGCACCGTTCCGGCTGAACTGTTCGAGCCACCTGTTGATTCTCTGTATGTGACGGTTCACGATGGCGCGGAATATCTCGGCATGTTCGTATTGCAGCCATACGATGCGGACACATGGGAGATACACACGGCACTGTTGCCGAACGCATGGGGCCGATCGCTGCCGATTTACCGGGATGGTATCGCCTGGACGTGGAGCAACACCGGCCGGACCAGGATAGTCGGGAGAATCCGCGAAACAAATCCGCTGGCGATCCGGCTGGCGAAGCGGGCCGGACTAAAGCAGATCGGCCGACAAGAAATACCCGGAGAAAACCACTACAGAGTTGAACTGGAGATCACGAAGTAAATGGGCGATATCGGAGGGATTGCACAGGCGGCGGGAACGCTGGGCGCGGCGGGCATCCAGGCGGGCGCGGTAACTAGCGCGGCGAATACGCAGGCTGACGCGGCGAAGTACGCGGCGAATCAGAGCTATCAGGCGGCACAGAACGCAAACAACCTGCAATCGTCCGAGTTCAACACACAACAGTCCAATCTTGCTCCGTACCTGAACGCTGGCAAGATCGGTCTCGGCAACATCGAAAACCAGCTTAACAACGGGCAATTGAATGCCTGGAACTCACCAAGCGGCATCTATAGCGGGCAGACACAGAGCGGCATCAATACGCAGATGGCTACGCCGTCTCAGTTCTCGTTTAACGGTTCTGACCTAGCCAGTCAACCGGGATATCAGTTTCAGTTACAGCAGGGCCAGCAGGCGTTAGAGAATCAGCAGTCCGCCACCGGTATCAGCGGTGGCGCGGCGGCGAAGGCATTGCAGCGATACGCTCAGGACTACGCGGGTACGGCATACAACAATGCGTACAATCAGGCGCAGAACGCTTATCAGACCAACTACACCGACCAAAACCAGACCGGACAAGAGAATATCGCCAACGCTCAATCGGATTTCCAGAATAACTTTAATCGTGGCCTGACGGAGCAACAGAATAATTACAACGTCGGA